ATCTTCGTATTTTCCTCCTTGAATAGTGACGCTATAATAAGGAGTAAATTGAATACTATTAGTTAATTGTGCCATAGCAGCTTGTTGCTGAGCTGCATCGCCGATCGATTCTGCAGCGCCTGTAATAGCTAACACCTCTTCCAACGATCTTTCTTCAGTTTCTTCTTCTTCGGTAATCACTTCTTCTTGAATTTCAGTTTCTTCAAGGTCGGTTTCTGCATTTTCTTCTAAATATCTTTGTACGAATTCATCATAATATGGATCATCATAATCAATAGTGCCTAAAAGCCCATTATCTAACAAATATTGATACATAGAATCAAAATATCCATCACAGCTTGGATCTAATAAAGGATTGTAACAAGTATCAAACTGATATGTGTATGATATATTGGCATCACTAATTGTGCCATCACCATTCACAAATATTTCCCCAGGCCCCCATCTATTACCTGGAATGTTAGTAATCATCGGATCAAATCCAACTTTAGTATTTCCGGGTAACTGATCCCAGCTATCGTTTCTCTCGTATACATAACCACCATTTATTGCGTCTTCATTACGAATAACAACAGTGGCATCAGTAGATGGATCTTTCGTTATAGTATAACGATGAAATACACCACTAACCTCTATACCAGCCTCGGGCGGTAATATATCAGCCATATTCCAACTGTAACCATTGCTAGTAGCGTTATTGGTTTGTCCGGTTATGACTTCAGAGTAGCAATAAGAGTAAGAGGCCACCAACACCAGCGGCACCTTTAAGAGTGCTTTTATCATCTTCATCCATATCTTTCAGAATAGTGCTTCGTTTTACATTTGATGGTTGTTTACCCTCATCTAGTTTCCAAGCTTCCTTAGCAGCATCGCCAATCATTCCATCATATGGGCAAGGTGTGCCAGCATCCATCATAGCATCAAAGATTCTAGAATCTTGACACATAACAGACACGGCAGCAACTTTCATGCCCATGTCATATAAAGTTTTTGCATTTTTGAGTCGTTCACAATTCATATCACGAACTGTTTTACCAGCAGAGATACCAAGAATTTGTGTTTGAACCGCGCCTGAAACACCGATCGTACATGTGTCACTATTCGATGTATTGATCGAAGGTGAAATTGCTGATGGTGGTGCAGTTTTGACAGTTGTAGTTGAATTCGAATTCGAAGTAACAGTACTATCAGTTGTGGATTCAGTAACAATTGGTTCAGCAACTGCTAAAGAGTAAGCAAGAATCAATGGCACTGCAATTAGTAATTTTTTAAACATAGCATAGTCCTATAATATAATAACATTCATATTTATGTAAAAAAAGAGCGCCACAAGGACGCTCTTTTAATTCGGATGGCGTATAGCCTATCCCTGTGCCAAAGGCAGTTATTAGAAGTTAAAGCCAACACCAACTGTTGCTGTGTCGTATTTAAAGTCTTTGTCAGCTGATACTGTACCATATACAGAAACATTAGCAGTTACGCCGTATGTTGCTTTTGCAGATACACCAGTAAAGTTTACTGTTGCGCCGTCTGTAAATGTAGCACCTGCGTGCATTTTTGGTTCAACTAGGAAACCGGCCATTGAAAGTGCTGGTCCAAATTCAAGTGCAGCTGTTTCTGTTTCAATATCATATTCAACGTCACCGGCATAGCCTAGATCAGCTGCAAATGCAGAAGTTGTAAGAGCGAATGTTGCGGCTGTTGCCAAGAGAATATTTTTCATTTTTAGTCCTATAAAATTAAAGTTGTTGCGAGTCCGTTCTGTTTCTAGGTGGTGCTCATACCCACCAGCATTATGCCGCTAGGGCGTAACCTGTAGGTGCGAAATTTTCATTTGCATTTAGTTTAATTGACCAATAACGCAGTCATCCGGTAAACTCCACTTTCACTTTCACACCTGTCGATCCTAATTTCGACCCCATCAAAAAGATACGCTCAAGAGTTTTTCTAACTTCTAAAATTTGAAGTCTCAATTCTTCATCTCTTGTGTTATGATGAAGTTCTACCAACTCTTTAGTGTGTTTCAGTTCAAACTCTAAATATTCTTTTGAATATTGTTTCATTGTGTATCCTTATGGTGGAGTCGCTGGGTACCGCCCCCAGGTCCAGAATGTGTCCACGTTGCTTCAACGTTTACAGGTTATATATTAACATAAAGGATGGATTAAGTAAACCCCTATATTATAGTTTTAATACTGTGACTTTTAAATCACTTTTTACGAAGCTTTGCTTTGATATCCTCGAGTCCGGGTTTGACGTACGGTTTGGATTCCGGTACCGGTACAGCTTCAGTGGGTTTCTTATCCCATCCATGGCTGCTTCTAAGAGCGGAGATTCTTTTCCGTATATTATTGGTTTTTTCATAGATAGATTCTACCTCTTTTTGACGCTGTTCCATCTTATTCTTGTGGTCAGTCATCCGCCACCAATTAATAGCTTTTTTAAGGATACATTTCATATTCATGACCTAAGCCGTCAAAACGATAGGCTAGAGTGTAATACAAAGCATCAATGGCTTGATACAATTGTTCTAGAGTGCCATTATTATCAATAACATAATCAGTCATCCATGGTTCTAGACTCATAGACGACTTATCTTCAGGTGGAAGATGGTCTGAGCGATCTACCCAAATAGCACAATCAATCAAGCCAGCATTCTTGATACCATGGAATTCACGTTTATTACGAAGACCTGCATAGATGTCAGAAATCTCAAAGATCTCACGGCCAATGGTAGCAGGATCGTCTTTACAGCGTGCAGCAATAAGATCATACCATTCTGATCTATGGTTACCACGATCTTCAAAACATTCTTGTACAGTCTTATAACCATATAGTGGTGCCAATACAGGAAATACAGTATGCTCTGCATTATGCATACTTGAAGATGCAAACTGCAATCCGTATTTTGATTCAAAGTATTCTGCTACAGTATCTTTACCGTGTCGAGCATGTCCGACAATCAATAGTTTCATTATTAGTCTTTCTTATAAAAAATGTGAGCGCCAATTTTAGTTACTTCAGTATAAGCATTTGCCCACGAAGGATTTACGTAGTCAGCGTGGTAAAACACTGCACCGTGTACAAAGTCATCTTCTTCATTTTTATATACCCTTTCAGCAATATCTTTGGCAATTTCCCACTGCTCGGTTTCTTTTGGAGTATGGTCTTTAATCGTATGGGTCCAGCTAAATTGCTTACGCTGATATACTACTTTACATACATTATTTGGCCAGCTTTTATGCGCTACACGGTTCATCGTAACCTGTGCAACTGCGATTTGGCCAGCAATTGGTTCACCACGTGCTTCGTGGTAGATGTTAAGCGCGAGGCAGGTTTTATCCTTTACTGCCTTGGCCTTTGCTTCTTCTGATGTACAGCCTATAATAAAACCAACTACTATAGCTACTGTCATCATAAATGATAGTGCGTTAGTGATTTTCATTGTTCTGCCTCATTAATTATTACATTATTACAACTGTTATACCATATATGAAAAGGAGTGTAAACAACTATTTTCGCTTAATCTAGTTTTTTTATGCCAAGGGCCCAGTTCTCTGCAGCATCCTCGACATACCGCAAAGATTTGTTAGGGAAATCCTCTGTAAAAAACATTCTACCGTTATCATCAAAGTACTTGATATAGGTCATTTCTTCTTTTAAATCCATATGGACTTCACAATGACCTCGGCCAGGAGGATCAGCATAATACGTTGAGATTTTTCTATTCATCATGTACAAATTCCTCTACCATTGGGAAGATCTTAGCGATTGCCTTAGCAACTTCACGCGCAACTTCAATGTGTTCTTTCTGTGTTCCGTTACCTGAGCGTAGTTCAATGTAATGAACCCAAGAACGAAGTGTTCCATTCATATACACCTTGCTTACAGTATTGCCTTCAGGAAGAACACAACGTGCCTGTTCTTTTGCAATACCATTCATAATTGCCCATTGATACGCTAGTTTTGCTTCATGAATAATCTGGGTTTGTTTCATTACCCAAGCTTTTTGCAATTCAAGATCGTCACTTTCAATACTATTCTGACGATTCTTCGGATCTTGTAGACGCGCTTCTCTTAGAACAAAGGAAACATCAAGGTCGTTAGGATCGGCGTAGCGCTGGCTAAATTCCTGAAAGTAGAAGCTTCTGTGTCGGAGGATTTGCCGCGCGATGTCCCGCGTTGTGTCGATCCCGATTGTGGCGTTGCACATTTCGAGTGGTGACCAGTGTTTGTGCTTGACGAGATATCGGACAAGTCTTTCTCCGGTGTCTTTGTTGAACTGGTTAGCTGGGTTAGATACTCTGGCACAGTAGGCAATAAGCTCGAGTGCGTCATTGAAGTGCTCCTTAAATTCTTCTGCTGGTGCTGGTTGCACAACCAAATAGGCTTTCATAGCCTCATTTGCAAATTTCATATTATTCTCCCAGCGAAAGAAGAGGATTACGAGCGCCTTTCATTTCAGACCCGCCTTGAATGTATTTCACATAGGCCTTACCGCTAACTTTATATTTAATAAACCTACGATTGGTTTCCTCTTTGTTAGGATTTTCGAGGGTAATAGTAATATCTTTACCCTTTGCAAGTGCATCGAGCTTCCGAAGCATTTTGTCTGCGTTTGTTACGCCTTGACTGCCGTATCCAATGGATGAACGACGCTCACCCTTTGATACGTTGCCAGTGCTCTGTCTTTTCTTTCCCATAATATTCTCCTAGAATTTAAAGTCTTCAAATTTTTTCTGATCTTCACCCTGATTGGTTCGATCAAACATTGGTGTGTCTTTCATTAAGTTTTGGCTAGTATCATCAGCATCAAACAATCTCATCTTAGATCTATCAATACCAACAACAAAGCGTTTGTTTTTATTTGGGTCGTTGTATCTATTCTTCAATTGTTTGACCATAATCTGGCCTTGTGCATCTAACTCTTCGCTGGATACCAAAGCGAACATTAGGTCTGCGGTAGCGGGTAGTCCAAAAGACTCGGAGGTATCTTCAAGCCCAGGATCCGAACTAGAATAACCAGTACGAGTCGTTTGGGTTGCAGAGACGATCGGTAAGTCGAATTCGACGGCAAGGCCACGTAGTTCTTCAGCAATGGCTTTAATGTATGCATAGCTGTTTACTGATCCTCCCATTTTCATTCTTGCTGATGCACAGATATTAAGATAATCTACAAAGATAATATCTGGAACAAAGGCTTTTTTAAGTTTCAATTCATTCAACAATGCTCTGAAGTGATTAGCATTAGCCGAACCGGTTGGATACTCTTTAACAATAAGTTTACCATTAGTTTTAGTCTTAAGACTGTTTACACGATCTTTAAACATCTGCTCATCCATACTATCAATTTGTTCGATAGGAATGTCAAGCAAGTTGGCGTCGATACGTTCAGCTACACGTTCTTCACTCATCTCCATGGATATATATAGAACATTTCTGCCTTCATTCAAGGCTGCAGCTGCAACATGGCACATAAACAGAGACTTACCTACGCCAGTGCCAGCAAGAGCAATGTTCAGTGATTTATTAGCAAGGCCGCCTTTAGTAATTAGATTGAAATATTCGATATCAAATGGGATCTTTTCTTCCTGTGAATGATAAAATTCATATCGTTCATTAACATTCTCAAGATAGTCATGACCAATATTTGTATCAAATGTAACCGCCAAAGCTTTTTGTAGGATATCAGGCAAAGCATTTTTTGTGAGGGTCTTATGCTTACCATCAATAATGCTAATAGACTCCATAACAGCATTGAATAGTGCACGATCTTGACACCACTTCTCTGTTTTATTATAAAGCCATTCATCATCAATATCTTCAATCTTAAAGATTTCTGGGATGATTTCTACTGCATGACGATAGTGCTCATCAGACATAGTTTGATTATCATCAAGTTCAATCTTAAATGCTTCAGCTGTAGGCAGTTTATTATACTTGGCAACAAACTTGGCTACTTCACGAAATAGTTGTTGATATACTCCTTCAAAATATTCGGGTTGGATGAAAGGGAGTACACGCCTCATATACTCATCATTCACCAATAGGTTTCTTAGAACAGTTTGTTCTATGTTTGCATTAATCAAAGTTCACCCTTTTCTCGCATTGCAGCACGGATCTTAGTTGCTGAGATACTATGTGTCTCTTCTCCAAGATCGTGTTGCGTGAATGTGTAACCAACACCTCGACCGTAGCTAATGTCTACGATGTTTGGTACTTTCATAATAACATATTCAGAGCCCGGTGTAAACCCCTCTTCTCGCAATCCATCTTCAATAGCATCACAAACATAATCGTAATAAAATGGATTATCATCTTGGGTTGCAGTACGTCCACCTCCGGCATCTTCACCAACAATGCCTTCGACGTCACGTACCATAATAACCACTTGGCCTACATCTGCATGCGCTTTCTTAAATAGCTCGGTGTGCCCGTCATGCCATGGCTGCCAACGACCAAGCATTTCTGCTGTGGGCTTCTTCCAATCAAACATTATATTCTTCCTTTAGCACTCTTGCTATTTCTTCGATCGCTTCTTCTGTTTCAAACTTATCCACGCGAATATCCCAGTCCTTGGGATTCTCGAAGATCTTGTTTGTGTCTTCAAATCGCCCGGTGGTAATAGTGTCCATCCAAATAGTAATATCCGCGTCAAACTCTTTACGGGTTTCACACGTAGGGCACACGAAGTCACAGATAACTGTTCGCCCCCGCTTGTGTTCGAAGTTAGCGAAGGTGTTCATACGTTCCGCCTGCCGGCGGCGACCAGGACCACTGAAGTCCCAGTCGTTCGCCATGTTACGAATACTGTCTGCGTTGTACCACGCACACTCTAGCTGTTTCTGTAGTCGCTGGGCTAGATAGGTCTTACCACTGCCTGGTAGACCGCAGATCAAGATTTTCATTATTTTTTATTTTCAAGCGCGCGCGCTGCATTCTCTAATATTGAATCTAATATCATACTTGCATGGTCTTGTAAATCAGTATTTGAATCACTCAATTCATCGTCAGGGGATGATACGACGTCAAAGTTAAATGTCATATATTCTTCATCATCTGACACTTTAAGTTTAGTGAACTTGAGAATCGTTTCAGTAAAAGCTCCAGATAGAATACGAATATCCCAATTTTCACCTTCTGAGGGAACAAGTTCATAATCTACGTTTTCATTAAGCAACGGTTTACCTTCTAAATCAAATGCGCTCATACTAAATGCCCTCTATCGTTGTAGCCAGGATATTTTAAATCTGGCAGAATTTTTTCTACGTTAAATTGTATATGGTGTAAATATCGTTTTTCCATATCATTAAAAGCGTCTCTAGAATGCATGCTAAACGTTTGTTCACTAATAACCACATCTCCATCTTCCCATTGGTGAGAATACACGAATTGTGGTTGAGTCAGATATTGTAAAAGCTCATCAGCGATTTCTAAAGATTTTTCTTCGCTCATACCTTCAATGCAACCGACTTGCAATGGGGAAAAGAAAAATGATTTATCCCCAAAATCGTTTTCTACGATAATATTGTCCCATATACCCATATTTTTTATGATAAGATTTTCTTCGATGCGCCATGCATGAGTGCTCCTATCGCTATCTTGTTGGTATCGTGTATTATAATGGGAAACCCTTAATCCGCCATAGAAATTCTTTTCTTCTTCAGAAAGGGCATTATATGCAAGAAAATTATTGGTAAAATTTGTTACTGATCCAGTAGTATCAGTAATGCCATACAGCCAAACACAAGGTCTTCTATCAGGATGCCCAATCCTATCACTGTGCCATTTTAATTCAGTTTTATGACTAAAATGTCCAGGTCCACCATTTGTACCAGGTTTTGCTGTAACTCTTAAAATTCCCGGATATTCTTTAATAAAGATATCCTGTTGATCGGACGGTAGATTATCCCAATATTCGGCAACATCTGCAAAATCATAACTACCAAATGATCCACAAAAGTCTAACTCCTCTCTGGGAGTTAGCTTTTGATTTTTCCACACAACAACAACGTTTTTGCGCAACAATTCAAGTGCTTCAAGCTTATCTTCTAAAGACATATCCTGAATTCGGTTATGTATTCTAACAACCCAACCATTTTCCAAAAACGAATATTCTAATGCCAATTGTTATTCCTCGCTTTCTAGTACAATATCATCCATATTAACAAGAGACTCATGTCCAATTTGATATTGTTTTTTCAAGAATTCTTTAAAGTCGGTGTTCTCAAAGATAGGTTTCCAGAATTCTTCTGTTAGTGTATCCTTTGCACGATATTTAGTATCTACCAATTCGCCTGTTTCTTGATCTACATGACAGAACCATCCATTCGACGGTTTAGCAGCATAGTTACCAGCAAGAGCAACATCAAGAAGACCTGACCATTTCTCTACGCCACCTTCCCATGATACCGAAATAGGGATCTTGGACTTTTCTTTAACAAAGCGAGACTTCTCAACATTGATAACAAAGTGATAACCTTTAATCTCAGTACCAACTTTATCTTGTTGACGACCGAGGATCCAGATATTATCTGCAGAGTAATAAATCCCAGTGCCACCAGATACAATAGCTTTAGGAAACAGCCCAATTTCTTGATATGTATGGTTAATAGCCAACATAGGAATATTCTTCATAGCAAGATATGGTGTTGCCATACGGAACAAACCTTTCAATGCTTTGGCTCGTGACATATCTGCTACTGACTTTTCATTCAGAGCATCTTCCATTTCTTTCTTCGATGCAAGGTTACCAATAGAGTCAATAACAACAATTACATTATCCTTACGATCAAGTTGCTCGAGCTGGCCAATAAGATCAAACTTAAGTTCTTCAACATTCATAATAGGAGTATGAAGAACCCGAGCAGGATCAATACCAAACTGCTTGAAGTATGACTGAGGTGAGCCAAATTCTGAGTCATAGAATAGAATCACTGCATCATCGTATTTCTTTAGATATGCACCTGCCATAAGAAGAGCAAATGAAGTCTTAAAGTGCTTTGAAGGGCCAGCGAGAACAGTAAGTCCAGGAGTAAGACCTCCATCTGGATCACCTGATAGTGCAACGTTCACCATCGGAACGTCAGTTTGCACCATATCTTTTTCATTGAAGAACTTTGACTCAGACAATACTTCAGTCGTCTTAAGCTTAGAGTTCTTTTTCAATCTGTCCATAATTGAAGACATTAAATAAATTCCCATTCGATATTTGTTTCATTAAACAGATCCATAGACATTTTCCATGAGTCAGCCCAACGTGGATCATCAGGATTACCTTGCATGACTACACGTTTTATTCCAGTTTGAATTAAACCAAGTGCACACCTGTTGCAGCAAGGCAATCCCGATACGTACATTGTAGCACCATCAAGTGATACTCCATTATATGTAGCGTTGTAAATAGCATTCATTTCTGCATGAACGATTAATTCATATTTAAGTTCACGATTATTATAGCGATAATCAGCATCATCTATACCACGAGGAAAGCCATTATAACCAGTGCATAAGACTTGGCCTTTATCGCTAACCGCCACTGCACCTACCTGTGTTGATGGATCTTTAGACCAGGAACTAACCTGTTGTGCCATCTTAATATAGCGAAGATCCCATTTGCGAGACATATCTTTTCCTAATGTTGTGGATGATTAATTATAACAAAGTTATCCGCCAATGTAAACATCCATTTCTGGACGATACCAAACTTTTTGATTATGAATACGACCAAGCAGGTTATAAATTTGCGATGTTTCTTCTGATAGCTCTAGAATCTTTTTAGCAGTGCTAGGAGTCTGACACAGCCCCGATAGTTCAGCAAGACGAGTATATAGTGCCTTCTCAATATGTGAGATATCATTTACAGTAAGAGTGAAGTTTGTATTAGGTTTCATCGGGTTTCTTTTTCCTTTTGTGCTCTTAAGGCCGCAAGAATATAAAGCCTATGTTGTCTGTATTCTTGTACAACTTGCGCGAATGTCTTTGTCATGCTAGTAGCTCCGTTAGTGAGTGTGTACTATTATTTACTTTCTTTTGATATGCAACAGGCCTCCAAATATCTGGATACATAGGCGTATCATCTTCGTTCATCATATAATAACCAGAAGCATTAGTAAGACCACGACCTGAACGGTCAAGGTTATTCAAAAATCTAACATAGATGCATAATGTATCTTCATGTGCAACAGCATTAGTACCTAGGCGTTCAGTAAGATTTGCTAATGCCGCGTCATGATATTCGTGTTCGCTCATGCCCTTAGGTCTGCGAAACATTTGCTCGATTGCCTGTCTTGCATTATTGCCACAATACAAACTAGAATTTGGATCAACATACTGTGGATGGTACGTAGCGATGTCAGCAATCATTTGTGCATAAGGAAAGTTCCAGCGACGTACACCTCTATCAATATTCTTTTGATTAAGCCTGTCAGTCAATTTCTTTTGATCTAAAGGCGCGGCGTTATTCATAGCAAGATTTTCTTCTAACCAGCCAGTCAATTCCTTCATCAACTCTAGACCAAAGGTAGTAATGTGCTGTGTCAGATTCAAGCCCTTTATCGGTGTAGGATTTTGGTTTCCGATAGTAGAAAACATTTTGCGGTCTGCGGCTTTCCATTCCTTCATAAGGTTAGCCATTTCATCTGCAGTCTCATATAACCCAAAATGCGTTACCACTGAATGGTGATAACCGTGCCAATCCTTGCCAGCATAAAACCCTGAACCAGTACTACGATGAACGTAGTAGGCATAAACGTGTTCTAATAAAGACCACTTATCTGTCACATATTTTTTAACGCGTTCTTGCACGGCTACTGGTCGCTTCTTAAATACTCGCTGATCAGTGCCGTAATTTAAATCCTGATTGACATTATTGAAACCTTCATACGTACGAGATACACAATTGTAAGCAGGAATGTTTTGCATCAGCGGGTCGTTGACATGCTTATTGGCCTCAGGGCCAAGATAATCTAGGTCGCCGATTAGACAGTTCTCTTCTAGCCAAGCGGACTTTGGCCAGAAGTAATTTACGTAACAATCATAGTTTGGTCTTGTTTCAAGTGCTGTCATGACATGAATATCTCCAGTGGGTCGTGTGTTAGCTCACCCCAATTCTTCCTACGATACTTCATAGGATTTAGGTGAACCGATTGTGGTCGTTCCATGTTTCCAGTTGCATAGATTTCTGGATCCATATCGTACCATTGGTTAGGACATTTGACAATGCTCATGCCAAGATCAGTCATGCATCGCTCCATAAGCTTGACTACAGCAGAACGTTCTTCTCTAGAACCCGTAAATGGGCGCTTGTCATAGTATCCAGTCTTTGGCAACTTGCGACCTTCAAACTCGATAGGCCATGGCAATCCATACTCTACTTCAAGACCAGTGCTTTTACCAAAATCGTTAAGGCTACTTATCATGGTCTCAACATCAGCATTGAGACGAACAATATGATGGCGAATATCAATATTACCAAGTGATATAGTTAAGCCTTTATGATAAGATTTAATATGAGAACGAATATATTCAAAATCCGTATTAATTTGATTATTTAGAGTAGTTCCATCTTGTTTGACAGTTGAACTATTTAAAGGTGCATAGGCACACGTGTGACTATCACCAATAGCTAACCATTCATGCTTAAGATCAGAACCTACTATGCTTTTTGCTTCAGACAGTTTTTGAGTAATGGCATCACACCAGCCCTTATCTTCTACGTCTTTTCTCTTTTTTAGCTGTTCACCATAAGCAACAGGAGGACCATCTAGAAAAGTAATATTTTCTGCATTAAGAAAATTATCTACGCTTGATTTCAGAAAGTCATTAAACCCACCCATAAGATTAATTGTACCACCAAAGTTAGCGCCAGGTAATACGTAAATATCCTTATGAAATGAATTTTTATGGTCTAAATCAATCTCAAGGTTCTCTGACCACGTACGAGCATAGCCAAAGCTGTGGCTCGTTTCTTTTTGAGGTATTTTAGCAAATGTTCCAACTATCCTTGCCATAATATAAATCCCCTTAAACTACTAAATTAAAATGTCTTTCATATACATGCAAGTTCATTACTTGCCAGATCAGGTCACCTTTTGTAAGTTCATAACCTTCTTCATTTAGATTATCAATAGCACGATCCATAAGATGTTGTGCCCAAGCGTAATCATTCTTATAGCCAAATACTACATCATTAGAACGCATTTGCGATACCATATGCAGTTTATTATCACGAATATAAAATGTTTGAGCATTAGTACAGATAAAATCAGATTTACCATTTTCGTTGTACTCAGCCCAAATAGAGGGACGATTATAAATCATCTGAGCACGCCGGCTATCTGGATTCGCAATCAACTCGGCAATGGCGTTATAGTACTGATTATAAAACTTTGGAGAGTCTACAAGATATCCGTAGTTTGAATTGATATTACCATACTTATCTGCTGAATACTTCCAAGCAGCAGGAGCATCAGCACCGGACTCTGTGTTAATATCGTAGATGTTAGTAGACTGAGACTCGTACCAAGCAATCTCTTTATCAATGTATTCTTGATTAGGAATGCCGAAGATGGATGGTTCATCGGCGATGAATGATGCACCTAGCATCTCAATAGTCTTGGCACCAGTTTTATCAATGGTATATCGCTGGGCGTCCAGTTCGTCAAAGAAGTGGTCACGAATATCAGTCACTTTTAGCATTATCAGCTACTCTCTTTCTAAGTCCAGATGATGAAAATCTATGGTTCCGTTTGTTGAAGTGGAACTCAATACCTATTTTACGACAAATATCTTTGCCTGTAAACTCTTTTTCTTTATATTCTTCTCCTAGAATACGAATATTAATTGGATACATTTCTAGAATATCTAGGAGATCTTGTTCAGAATGATATACTACAATCTCATCAACATATTTCACTGCCGATAGTTGTGCGTATCTTTCTACAATAGTCTGAACGGGTTTATTCTTCTCAGGTCTATCGTAACTCGGATCGACCTGTAGTCCGCAAATAAGATAATCACATTGAGCCTTGGCTTCGCGCAGCATCATAATATGCCCGGCGTGAAGCAAGTCAAATGTGCTACAAGTAAATCCAACTTTCATGTTTATCCTATTTTTTACGTCTACGTTTTTTATTAACTGTTCGACGAACATCAAAAACTATTTTAAATAGTGGAAGAATTTCAATTCTAAACCAGCCTAGTCTAAAATTAAGTCTCATTTTTTTCCACTTGCCTTATATTTGATCGGCTTAAGAGCCTTTGCTTTTTTCTTTAAGCTTTTGTTTTCACGAATTGCACCAGATTTAGTTTTTACTAGTCTAGATTGTTTTGCCATGTTCATACCTTTTTATAAGCATATTCCAAGGCTCTGTCAGCCTCGATTTCAATTGGTCGGTTTTCATACCAACCACCATTTTCCATATCAAATTGCTTACATAGTTCAGCGATTTGAGAAGCTTGAATAGGATATTCCTTATCAATTGCTCTAGCCGATATTGCTACCATGATTTGATACATCTTATGATACCAACCGGTTTCGGTAATAGTAGAATATTCAGCAGCAAGCTTCTTAGGCCAAAACGGGCAATCATGATAACTTGACCAAATAATGTTGGTATTTTGCATCATCGACTTACGATGATTGACTACTTGTTCTACGAGTTCAGGAGGTAGTCGATCGAGAAACGTGTTACCACTCTTAGCCCTATCTACGTAGGGGTAACGGGCAAGAAGATTGTCAACATCAATAGGATTGCCACTCCCACTGAATATAAAATTATCAGCCTCGTCATATGTTGCAGGGATGTAATACATTCGGCTGAGGTCTTTACATTGTTTATCTCCTGACTCGTCAAGGTGAGATTGGAGTGCGAACCAAAAGTGTTTGATTTCTGCCACTGGTATATGGCGATCAAGTTCGAATACGAGTCGGAACTTTTTCTTAGTAGGGCGACTGCTTGCAGTGCTGTAGCAAACAAAGCGCCAATCACCAGCAAGTTTACGTACAAAATCATTTAGGTTTCCATCAATCTCAATGTCATCAACGTCAACAGCTGCCCAACCTGCCCAAGCAACAACATTCTTATTGGCTCGAGTAGTATCTGGTTTATATATAGCTGGCGAAAATAATTCAGCATCTACTTTTCCTTTCTTAGGTTGCTTAGACAATTCATACAGGAGTTTCTCTAGCTCGTCAAAGCTAGAGAAATCCATTCGCCGATGAGTTTTGTTGTCATAGGCATATCTTTGTTGTTCTTCCCACCAGCGAGGTGGTTTAAACAGCGTTAGGGATAGCACCGTGATTATCCTTATGTGTTGGTGGTGTCCATCCAGATGGCTTAAGAAGATCTGGAAGTCCAAATGGGTTTGGCCGGCCAGGCTTTACACCAGGCGATTTTGTCATATTCGCTTCGTATACACGATCCCATGCTTCATTAGGATCTACGCCGAATACATCTAGTGTTCCAATCGCAAAGACGCAAAGGTCAATCAGGCCATCAACAACTTCTTCAGCATCACGGTCAAAGAGTGCAGCATCAATAGTTTCATTCATTTCTTCCATACACATTTTAAGACGGAAGCGTAGATACTTCTGCATAAGTTCTTTATCGTGTTTATTCTTTTCCATCCAATCAGTAACACCAAACTTGTGGTGCATCATGCGGATATCATTAGGCCAGTCGCTCATATTATACTCCAATTGTTAACTTCATTATTATACTTCATATTTCTTATTTTGTAAATGTATTAATTCATCATACCACGCGTTCATATCAAACAAGTTGATAACCTTATCTGTTTTGTTAGCAGATACATTTATTGTTATTTTATTTGTATCACGGAGAATTTTTTGGCCGCAAATTACAACATCATCATTTATAACATCTTCAAATTTTATATCCTGATGGATTGGGAATCCATAAATGTTATTATTATGTTCAGCATTTTTATCATAACAGTAATAAAAATGATCTTTAAAATTATTATAATCAATCGTTATTGATTTGCTAGATTGGACACCGTATTCCTTAGAAGTTTCAGCTATAACAGTACTAAATAATTGATCTTTGAAATTATTCCTACTTAATCTAATAACATAAAAATTTTCTTCTATTAACATGCATTTAAATTTTTCAATATCGTCTAAATTTAAATTATTTGCTATATCGGTATGCAGAACTTTAAAAACAACATTATCATTAGATCTTGCTTTTTTTCTACAATA